GCCAATGCCCGCGACGGCGCAGGCAATCCAATCGGCGGCCGGGTCGCCGTTACCGTACTGGCCAAAGACGGCCTGCCGTCGGCCGAGCTGTTGGCCAAAGTCCAAACCGCCCTGTCCGCCGAAGACCGCCGGCCGCTGTGCGACACCGTATCCGTTGCCGCGCCGCAGGCCGTGGATTACACACTGGACGCCGAACTCACCCTGTTTACCGGCGCCAACGCCGCCGAAGTGCTCGCCGCCGCCCGCGCCGCCTGGACTGCCTACGAAGCCAAACGCCGCACCAAGCTGGGCTTGGACATCGTGCCGCTCGATATTCAGACGGCCTTGAAAGTGGCGGGCGTGTACAACGTCGTCCTGCACGGCCTGCCGCTGACTGCAGTGCACCCCGACCAATGGGCGCGCTGCACCGCCGCCAACATCCGCGCCGCCGCGCAAACGGCCGAGGGCTAGGTCATGGCCAGACTCACCTATGCCGCCGTAATCGAACGCGACCAACGCGCCCGCACCCTGGCCGAACTGGGGCTGCGCCTAGACTTGGCCGAACTGCCGCGCCTGATACCGCGCCTAGTCGATCTGGTCGCCCCCGAGCATCTCGAACTCTTGGCCGAAAGCCGCAGCCTGCTGGGCGAAGACGGCTACTGGCTGGCCGAAAGCGACGACGCCCGCCGCAAGCTGATTAAAGGCGCCTACGAGCTGCACCGCAAAAAAGGCACACCGTGGGCCATCCGCGAAATCGTGCGGCGTCTGGGCTTCGGCGAAATCGAAATCATCGAAGGGCTGTCCAATAAAAAGCACAACGGCGAAATCCGCCGCGACGGCCGCTATACCCACGGCCACGCCGACCGCTGGGCGTACTACCGCATTCTGATGTCGGCGCCGATTACCAACGACCAGGCCGCCATGCTGCGTAAAACGCTGGCTGCGTTTGCCCCCGCCCGCTGCGTTTTGGCGTCGCTGGATTACCAACAGGCCGCGCTGCGGCACAACGGCCGCGCCCTACGCGACGGCCAATTCAACCGAGGAACCGCTTAATGGCAAATCTGACCGAAACTCCTGCCTGGGAAGAAGGCATCTACCAGTTTGAGACATCCGACCCGGTAATGGGCGGCCCCAACGGCATCGACAACCGTCCAACCCGCCAACTGGCCAACCGCACGGCATGGCTCAAACAACAGCTTGAAACTGCCGCCACCGATAAGCAGGCCGGCCGCGTCATGCTCTCCAGCGCCACCAATTCCGCATCCGAAGATAAGGCTGCCACACCCAAAGCCGTCAAAGCCGCCTACGACAAAGCTGCCGCCGCGCAGGAAGCGGTGGACGGCATCAGCTTGGATTGGGGCGGCATCACCGGCAAGCCCAACTCGCTCGCCGGCTACGGTATCGGCAACTTTAAGGTCGAAGCCTACTCCGGCGACCTGAACACCCTGAAAACAGACGGCATCTACGCCGTGTTAAGCCCCAGCCAGTCGCGCAATCTGCCCGCGGGCAGCCGTGGCGGCAAGCTGGTGGCGGTATCGG